AACGGGATCTCGCCCGCGGCCTGATTGTCGCCGAGCACCCACATGACCGGGTCGTTGTAGGCGCTGGCCCGGGCGGTATAAATAATGTCGCCGGTCGGCCGGACGCCGAGGATGGCGGGCACGGTCGAGGCGGCGATGTTGGTGAGCGACGTGGACGCGGGCTCGTTGCCGATGTCCTGGCAGGACACGACCGGTGTGGTGACGTCGGGCAGGATGGCGCGCCGCCCGGGCAGCGCCCCGGCCTGCAGCAGCCGCTCAACCCGGTACGAGGCGGCCTCGCCCGCCATCGCGGTGGCCCCGGCCTGGTAGTGGGTGAGGATCCGCCCGGCGGCGAGCATGCGGCCGGTCAGCGCGACGTGGGCGGTGTACCCGTTGTAGACGCCGCCGCCGACCCGGCCGGCCGCGGCCCAGTTGCCGTTAAACCACAGCGCGTTGAAGTTCGCGGGCAGCGTGTGCGTCCAGGTGCCCGACGCGACCAGGGCGCCGTTGACGTACGCCGAGTAGGTGGTCCGGTTGAAGGCCACGGCGACGTGGAACAGGCCGGACGGGATGCCGGGCGTGGTGATGAGGTTCACCGAGTTGACCGCCCCGGCGTTCTGCAGCGACTGCAGCACCAGGTACGGGCTGGTGGTCGCGGCGTAGACGTTGAGGACGTTGCCGGTGGTGTTCATCAGCGACAGCAGGAACCCGATGATCGGGCTGCCGCCGGCCCACTGGAACCAGCCCTCGACGGTGACCCCGTTGGTGATCGACGGGTAGCCCGCGTCGGTGCAGGACAGCGAGTACCCGTTCAGGCCGGTGGACGGCACGCCGGTCTGCGCCCACATGGTGCCCTGCGTGGACAGCCGCTGGGTGGTGGTGACGGTGGTGATCGTGTCGCCGGGCAGGGCACCGGAGTTCTGGCCGAACTCCTGGATCGCGGTGCCGCCGGTGCCGTTCTTGGACAGCACCACGTTCAGCGGCTTGCTGTTGCCCGGCGCGATGTTGGACGCCCCGGTGGTGGCGCGCAGGTTGATGCCGGATTCGAGCGGATCCGAGCACGGCCAGTAGGCGTACGGGCTGTCGTTGAGCACCTCGGTGCGCAGGATCGACGCCAGGTTCGTGTTCGCGTAGCCCCATATGTCGGTGGTGGAGGCGACGGTCTGCCCGCGGAGCATCTCGCCGGGCCACGACGGCGGCCACCGCTGGAAGTAGCCGGCCGAGTCCACGTACCAGGGGGTCACGTTCGGCGCGCCGCGGGAGTCCTCGCGCCACGGGGCGAGGATCGAGGAGGTGGCCGAGTTCTGCGCGGTCCAGGCCACGGCGGGCGGCGGCTGCAGCCAGGCCGTGCCGGGCGGCGCCGCGGCGCCGGTGAAGACGGTGGCCGCGGCCGGGGTGCCCCCGGCCTGGATGAGGATGTTGGCCTGCGTCGCCGTGGCCGGGGCGACCCCGCTGGCGGTGGCGAGGACGGCCGCTGCGGTGGTGACCGAGGCCGAGGCGGTGCTGGAGATGAGGGTGCCGCCGGAGGTGCGCCAGACGATGAGCAGGGCGGCCCCGGACGCCCAGGCGGGCGTGCACGCCAGCCACGCCGACGCCGAGTAGGTGACGCCCGCGGTGACGGGGAAGATGATGCCGGTGGTCACCTGCGGCTGGGCGGTTGACCCGTTCCCGGAGAACTGGACCTGCCAGGCCCCGCCGGGCCACGCGGCGCGGGTGCGGAACGGCGTGCCGCTGTCGATGCCCGCGAACGCGCCGGACCCGGGCGGGATGAGGGCCTGGTCGGGGTTGTCGAGCGTGAGGGTGCCCTGCCCGGCCTGGAGCTGGCCGAGGGTGTACCCGCGACCCTGGGTGAACCCGGAGGCGAGCGTGCGGCCCGTCAGCGGCACCCACGTGAGCTGGTCGGGCGGTGTGCCGGGCCCGGCGCCGGGCGCGATCTCGGTGACCGTGTAGGGCTGCTGGGAGCTTTTCAGCGTGGGCTGGGTGCCGGTGACGGCGATGGCGGCGATGACGCCGGAGAAGTCGAGCGCCCCGGTGGAGCTCCACGCGGCGGTGGTGGCGCCCGTGGTGACCTGGGTGGCGGCGTTCACGGTGATGTCGACGGTGTGGTCGATGCCGTTGCTGGCGGATTCGGCGGTGACCGACGACCAGCCCCCGGCGGCGAGGGACACCGTGTCGGCGATGTTGTCCGACCCGGCGACGGCGAGCACGACCGAGTTCCCGGCGGGCGCGGCCAGCGACAGCGACAGCGCCGTCGCGGCGTTCGCGAAGCCGGCGGCGATCAGCTCCAGCGCCGACCAGGGCGAGATCCCGGACACGTCGTAGATGACGGCGCCCAGGCCGGTGACGAAGCCGGTGGGGGCGATCATGACCTGGCCCTGCGGCGGCAGGCGGGCGGCCGGGGCGGCCCAGATGGCGCAGCGGGTGACCCCGGCGGCGGAGCTGGTGCCGGACGGCTGGCCGAGCGGGTCCCACCAGTTGGCGCCGTCGGCGACCGAGCAGGTGACCCCGGCCTGGGTGACGGTGTCGCCGGTGGCCATGATCACCTTGGCGGACGGGGTGAAGAACACGTTGACGAACCCGAACGCCGGGGCGGACAGGCTGGTCACGGTGAACACGACGCCGGGGTTGAACGTGTCGGTGAACTGCTGGCCCACCATGATGGCGGACGCCTGGGCGGCGGAGACGGTGAAGTAGGCGGCGACAGGGGTGCCGGACACGGCGAACGTCCACACCGACCCGGGGGGCTGGCGCCAGGTGATGCAGGCGACGAGCCAGTCGCCGGGGGTCATGACGACGGGGACGGCCAGCGACTGGGTGGCGGGGTAGATGCCGCCCGGGTAGCACTGGGCGTTCCCGCCGGCGAGGGTTGCCTGGACAGCCATCAGCGGCTCACGCGCATGCCAGGTACCCGGCGAGCATGTCGCCGATGGCCTGGTGGCCGAGGTTGGACGGATGGACGTTGTCGCCGCTCTGCCAGAATCCGTAGGCGTCGGTGTCGGCGCCCGGGATCCGCGGCCCCATCGTGAAGTCCATGACGCTGACGAGGCTGGTGCCGCCCGGGCCGGAGGTGTCGGCCGCGGCGATGGCCCACGCCTGGGTCACGTACTGCGCCCACGGGTAGGTGTAGGTGCTCTGGAGCGTGCGCGGCGGCAGCATGGCCAGGATGAACGCCGGGTACGGGGCGGTCAGCGCGGCTTTCAGGCTGGTGATGATCTGCTTGAGGTTGGCGGCGTAGGTGGCCGGGGTGACGTTGACGTCCTGGTCGTTGGTGCCGAGGCAGATGACGATGGCGGCGGGGTTGAGCGCGGCGATCGCGGCGGCCGGCCCGGCGGTGCCGGTGGCGAGGACGCCGGTCCAGTTGCTGGTCTGCCAGCCGAAGTGCCCGGCGTCGTGGACCTGGATGCCGCTGGTGTAGTCGCCGTTGTACTCGGTGACGCCCGTGATCGAGGTCGTGGCGCCCGACACCCACGAGACCTTGAGGGTGTGCGCGCCCGCGCTGCCGAGCGGGACGTGGGTGACCTTCCCGTCGACGGTGCCGCCGCCCCCGGTCGCGACGTTCGTGACCGACCCGCCGTCCACCTGCCAGCCGAACGTGCCGCCGCCGAATACCTGCACCCAGTTGATGTCGGCCGAGTCGCCGTTCAGGTTCCAGGTGACCGTGGTGGCGCCGGAGGACAGGTTGACGAACTGGCTCTTGGGTCCGAGCGTGGCGCCGCTGCCCGGCGATCCGGCGATGGTGGACGGCCAGGTGAACGAGGTCTCGCCGGAGCTGGCCACGCCGAGGAACCCGCGGCCCCCGCCGGACAGGCCCGGCGTGGGGAACCGGGTGCGGAGCACGTCGCGGAGCCGGCCGAGGTAGCGGTTGTCGAATGCCGTGACGTGCTGTCCTTCGGTGATCGAGTCACCGAGGCAGACGATGTTGCAGCGGGCGAACTGGCGGTTGCCCAGCGCGGCGGCCAGCGGGGTGAGCGCCTGGTAGGACTGCGCGAACGCCCACGCGGTGCCCGTGGCCGCCTCGTTGACGACGGGGAACTGGCCGGGCTGCGCGGTCCCGGACGGCAGCGGCATCACGCCGGTCACCTGCGTGGCCGGGACATAGGCGGCGAGGCCGGAGATGTCCTGCGTGGCGCCGCTGGCGAAGTTGAGCACCACGTTCTGCGTCCACAGGGCGACGCCGCTGATGCCCTTGACGGTGAGCACCCAGTAGGTCCCGGCGGGGATGTCCGCGTTGTCGTTGGCCATCAGCCCCGGCAGGCTGAACGTGCCGCAGGCCACGCCGTTCACCGTCGCGTTGGCCAGCGTCACCGGATCCGGCACCGGCGGGATGAGCAGGTCGTCCGTCGGGTCGGCCACCCAGCCGGACAGGGCGGCGGTCAGCACCGCGCCCCCGGCGCCAGGCAGCGTGCCGGTCAGGGTGATGTAGTTCAGGCTCACGAGCGCCTCCCGGGCAGGAACAGGCCGGAGCCCTGATTCAGTTGCGTGTAGCGCAAGATGGCTTCCTGGACGACCTGCTGGAGCTGCTGGAGCTGCTGCGGGCTGGCGAGGGCCGCGCCCCCGGTCAGGGTGACCGGCACCGTGATGTGCACGGGTGCCGCCGAAGCGCCGCCGGCGATGCCGAGCGGCAGGCCGCCGAGCACCGACGTGACCGCGCTTTTCACCAGGTGGGCGTTGTCGATGATGCCGTTCGCCCAGCCCTGGTCCATCATCCGGCCGTGCTCCCAGGTGACCCGCGACGGGGAGCCGATGTGCAGCAGGTGCTCGGCGGCGCTGACCGCGTCGCCCACGACGCCCTCGGCGGCGCTGACCAGGCTGCCCGCCTCGTCCCGGATCCCGCTGATCATGCCCTCGATGAGCCGCTCGCCCGCGCTGACCAGCAGGCCGCCGATGTTGCCGAGCGCGCCGAGGATCCGGCCGGGGATCGACCGGGTGTACGACACGACCGCCGACCAGGACCGGTCCCACGCCGCCTCGATCTGGTGACCTGCGGAAACGATGTCCGATTCGACCCGTGAGCCGAACCGGGACACGTCGGTGTTGATCGCGTCCGTGGCCGAGGAAATGTCGTGGCGGATCCCGTCCCAGGCGCCCGCCACGGCATGCCGGGCGTCGTCGAAGTCGCGGCGGGTGTCGTTCGCCCAGTTCGCCTCGTCGGTGCCCATCTGCTTGGTGACGTCGTTGAAGTCCCTGCCGAACACGGCCACGGCGTGCCGGGTCTCGTCGAACCAGTTGCGGGCCGACTTGGCCCCGGCCGAGATCTCGTCCCAGAAGTTCATGGCGTTGTGCGCCATCCGGGTCAGCCCGCCGAGGGTGAACGACAGCGCCTCGAACGCGATGTTGACCGCGTTGATGTAGTCCTGCTTGGAAAAGGACTCCATGATCTTCGCGAAGTCGCCCGCGAGTTTGCCCAGGTCAGTCCCGATGGTCGTGATCACGGCGGGCGAGATCTTCGACAGGTAGGTGATGAACTCCTGGAACCCGCCCGACCCGGACCCGGGGCTGACCCCGCCGAACAGGTGACCGAGCCGCTCGACCCCGCCGGGCACGATCCGGATGGCCTTGTCTAGCTGGCCGAGCAGCCCCTCGACCGCTCCGGCAGCGCCCTTGGCCAGCGGTTCGAGCGCGGGCAGGAGGTCGTCGGCTACCTTGAGCCCGTCGTTGAAGATCTTGAACGCGTCCGGCTCGAACGCCTTGACCATCTGGCCGTACTCGGTCTTCAGCTCGTCGAGCGAGCGCAGCGCGGGCCGGACCGCCGGGGGCACGTCCTCCCAGGCGATCTTCAGCTTCGCCGCGGCGGTCGCCTCGGCCTCAAGGTTGTCCTTGGACGGGTCCGTCCGCTCGAGCTGCACCGCGGCCCGGTAGGCGGCCTGTGCCTGCGAGATGCCCGTGTAGCTGCTGGCGATCTTCTCCAGAGACGGGACGGCCAGCGCGGCCAGCGCGCCGATCCCGGCCCCGGCGGCGAGCCCGGCGCCGACGAGGCCGCCGAGCTCCACCACGACCCCGGCTATGGCCGGGGCGACGACGAGCAGCCCGGCGGCCAGCGCGCCGACGTTGCCCAGCAGGGCGCCGACAGACGCCTCGCCGCCTTCGCCGCCGCCGGCGAAGAAGTTCAGGATGCGCAGCAGGCCGCCTCCGCCTCCGCCGCCCTCCCCGGCGCCCACGATGCCCTCGAGGTCGCGCGCCACCCCGGCCGACACGGTGTCCAGGTCTTCCAGATCCACGGCCAGGGCGTGAAGCTTGGCCCGGTAGTCGTCGATCGCGGACGCGCCGCCCGTGAACGCCTCGGACGCTTCCAGGCCCGTGGTGCGGATCTGGTCGCCGGTCACCTCCGCCTCTTGCCGCGTGCGGCCGAGCGCTCTGGCTTCCTCCTCGAGGTCCTGCGTCCCGGCGACGATGTACTCGTTCATCCCGGACCGGGTGATCGCGACCGTCTCGCCCTCGGCCAGCGCGCCCAGCTCGGACCGCAGCGTGGTCAGGGTCTGCTGGAGGCCGGACGCCTCGAAGTTCGACTGGCTCAGCGAATGGTCGAGGGCCTCCATCGAGACGTTGTCGGCGTCGGCGGCGGCGGCCATGGCGAGCAGGCTGGCGGTCGCGTCGTCGATGCCGGGGTTGGCTTCGTAGATTTCGTCGCGGAACCGGGCCACGGTCTCGGCCAGGGTCTCGGTGGACGCCGCGTCGTCGTCAGCGGACGCGGCCATCTCGTCGAGAGCCCCGCCGGTCTCGGCAGCCTTGTCCCGCAGCGAGCCGAGCCCCTCGCCTGCCTGCTCGACGACATCCGCGAAGCCCTCGGTCTTGGCCGCGGCGTCGTCGATCGGCTCGATATAATCGGACATATCGGCTATAAAAGCCTGCTGCACCGGCTCCAGCTCGTCGGCCATCAGAGCATTCCCTCGACGGCGTTCTTCGCGGCGTTGTGGCAGGCCGACCGCGCGGCCGGGGACATCACCATGTAGGGCCGGGGCGGCAGGTAGACGTGCTGGCTGAAATGCACGCCGCCCGGCCCCTCCCACCGCAGGTAGCCGAGCCGTCCGGACGCCGTGGTGTGCTTGGGCCGGATGTGGCCGCCGAGCTGCTGTATCCGCGCGTAGACGGTGTGCGGGGCGACCGACACCCAGAACGCGTACGGGCCGACGGGGTGGCCGCCGCCGCGGCGGATGGACCGGGCCAGGGTGCCGGTGACCCGGGCGGGCGGCGTGCCGGGCGGGCTGGGCGACCCGCCGTGCATCGAGGAGACGACGACGCGGATGTAGGCGTCGCCCATGGCGTGCGCGGCGCGGATCGGCGCCTCGGCTTTCAGCTCGTCCGCGATCCGGTGCAGGTAGCCGGGCAGTTCCGCCACGGTGATCGGCATGCCCGGCCTCCCTTCTACTTCCCGGCCCGGATGTGGTCGAGGGTGATGGCCGCGGGCAGCAGCCAGGCCGCCACCCCGGCCGGCAGCTCGGCGCGCGCCTCCCGGGTCATGGTCGGGAACCGCAGCAGGTACTGGATGTCCTCCCAGTCGTCGGCGCTCAGTCCTTCAGGGAGGCTGCCCTGGCCCTTGAGCGCCCGTTCAAGCTGGAGGTAGTCGTCTCTTTTGGGTCCGGCCGCCGCAGCTTGGCCAGGTAGGGCGCGAGGATCTGCTCGATCTCGTCCTCGTCGCCGAGCGGGTAGTCGCCGATCACCTCCGGGTGCGCGATGCGGCCCAGCTCGTCAAGGCCGGGCACCGGCAGCGGCTCGCCGCCGCTCTCGAACGACCAGCCGGTGATGAAGCAGGCCATGGCCGCGTTGCGGCGCATCTCGCGGCCGTCGAGCCGCTCGGCCACGGCGCGGATGGCGTCCAGGTCGCCGCCCTCGGTGAGCGGCAGCGCGAACCGGATGACCTTGTCGAACCGGTCGCGGTCCTTGCCCTTGAGGTCGGCCAGGGGCGTGATCTCGATCCACGTCCCGGATTCCAGGTCATGGCGCACAGGGGTGCCTCCTAGTAGCTCGGGACCGCGTTGACCAGCGTGATCTTCGTGGCGGACTTGCCGCCGGACGCGCCGGTCAGCGGCCCGGTGAACGGGGTGCAGGTGAAACTCGCCGCGGTGTGCGGCGCGTTGCCGGACACGTCGTAGCCGAACAGCTCCGAGGAGTCGTTCAGGTCGGCGGCCAGGTAGGCGCCGAACCCGATGTCGATGGTCACGGAGACGAGGTTGGCTCCGGACAGGCCGTTGCCCGCGATGAACTCGAGCTGCGGCTGGACGTTGGTCAGCATGTTCGTCAGCGCCGTGTCGTCGATGCTCGGCGAGAACGTGAGCTTGAACGGGATGTCGTCCTGCTTGCCGCGGCCGATGACGAACGGGGGCTGGGTGCCGTCGTTGGTGTTGTACGCCTTGACCGCGCGGGGGATCGTCACCGACCATTCGGCGGTGTTCTTGACCTGGGTGCCGGAGGATGCGACGCCGCCGACGCCGACCGCGGAGCGCCACGACGGGTAGGGCAGCACCGAGGAGACGTTGGTCGTGGCCACGGCCGAGCCGGGAACGGACCGGGTCTGGCAGACGGCCTTGCCGGTCCAGGCGAGCAGCTTCTCGGAGTTTCCGGTGATGGTCAGCTCGGACAGGCACGAGTACGAGTACTGGTCGGCCAGGCCCGTCGCGGGGATGCCGGTCCGGTCGGTGATGGTGTGCGTGGGCGGCTGCGCGGCCTGCCCGGCGTAGGGCGCGCCGACCAGGCCGTTGAGCAGCGAGAACGAGTGGGTGTACGGGGCGGTGGTGTTGTTCACCGTCATCGTCGTGGCGTGGGCGAACCGGGTGGCCTGCCCGGCCGCGAGGACGATCGACGTGGCCGTCGACCCGGAGCCGACCTGCACGATCTCGGGCGCGGCGGGCGAGCCGGTGTCGACCAGCTCGACCCACATGCCGTTGGTGAACGACGCGCCGCCGGAGACGACGGGGATGGCGGTGAGCCCGGCGGCCATGGTGCCGGACGTGGTCGCGGTGGGGCTGGCGGTGGTGCCGGTGACGGTGTAGTCGCCGAGGATGTTGTACAGGAAGTGGCCGAACGTGTCGCCGAACACGCTGCCGCCGATGTCGTACCCGGCGATGAGGGGACCCTGGTAGACGCCGTAGCTGCCGCCCATGGACCCCTGGAAGCTTTCGTCCTTGAGCCAGATGGGCTTGTTGGACGGCTTGAGGCTGGTGAACGGGACGGGCACGCCGACGGTCGCCGGAGGGGTGCCGGGCGTGGCTTCCTTGATTATGTAGAGTTCCCGTTCCTGGACCGGAAAGAGCGCGACCACGGGTCATTCCCCTTGCTTGGGTGCGGGCGCCGCGGCGGCCGGCGGCGGTGGCTTCGGCCCGTCGGGCGTGATGACGACCGGCGTGGCGGGCGGTGGCGGGCTCTTCTCGTCCGGCGGGGTGACGAGCCTGGGCTCGTCCGGCTCGATGAGCCGCCACGGCCCCCAGTCCGGTTCGGTGTCGAACTCGCGGACGTCGCCCGGGCGGACGGTCCCGCCGTCGCCGTCGTCGTGCGGGCCGGGGCCGGTGTACTCGTACTCAGGCATCACGCCTCCACCATGGTCATGCAGTCGAAAGTGGCCGCGATCCCGCCCTTTGTGCGGCCCCGGTTCATGACGATCCACTCGCCGGATTCGCCGATGTCGATGCCCTGCGTGCCCTCACCGGCCTGCATGATCAGCCGGCCACCCTGCGCGGCATACAGGACGGCATTGGTCGTGCCGAGCGTGCGGTCGAGGTACAGCAGGTTCAGCCACGCGTCGATGAGGTTGTCGAGGGCCTGCTCGGCGGTCTCCAGGTGCGGGAACTCGGAGATGGCCTCGAAGCTGCACCGCGTGGTGTAGTGCCGCGAGCGCCAGCCGGACACCGGCCCGCCCATCGCGCCATCGGGCCGGCGGGCGATCCGGACCGGGCCGAGCGCCACCGTCATCACCGCGCCCCAGGCCACGCCGTCCGCCATGCCCGCGGTGTAGTACTGGTCGGGCGCGGACTTGGGCATGTACGGGTAGGCCGTGCCGAGCCCGCTGCTGACCAGGCTTCCGCCCTGGTAGCAGATGCCCGTGTCGGTCGTGACGAGCGAGCCCCCGAAGTAGGCGGCTACGGCCTCGCGGACGAGCTGGCGGTCGCCGGCGGTCACAGCGCACCTACCATCGGGGCATGAGCCTTGACCCGGTTGACCTGGAAGCGCCCGCGAAGCTGCTGCTTCCGCCGGGCACCAGCCCCGCCGCCCGGAACGGCCGGTACATCGCTGGCCCGCAGCCAGAGGGGACAGTGCGCGTCGTGCTGCACGCGAGCAGCTACGAGGAGCCCGCCGAGTGCCGCCCGTACGACAGCTACCCCTTCGCCCCGATGGCCTACCAGGTCTATGACCTGCCGGCGGAGACCGTTGAGCGCTGGAAAGCGGCCGCAGAGGCGTTCGACGCCATGCAAGAGGAGATCGAGGCGACGATCAGCGCGCGGGCCCAGCCGCCCGCCTAGCACGCCAGCCCCCAGTCCAAGGCCCACGCTTCCTCGACCACACCGCGCGCGGGGATGAGGCCGCCCCACGACACCATCAGGCCACCGCCGGCCAGCAGCGCCGCGTGACTGCCCTCCTCCAGGTCCAGACCGAGCACCACGCCTGGCAGCACGCTGTCAACAGGGAAGAACCCGGCCAGCCGGATGCCGGCCAGCCCGTCGCACGCCGCCGCGTTGAGCGCTTCGGCGATCGTCAGGCCCTCGCCGTGGCGGAGGACCGCCTCGTCGGCCACGCGCAGGCCAGTGGTGAACAGCAGGCTGTTGGCCACGGCCGTCATCGCGCACGTCTCGAAGAGGTCGTTGCCGCCGGCCACCCACCCGCCGGAGCACGGCGCGGCGAGCTTGCGCGCCTTCTTGGCCTTCGCCGTCTTCGCCGGGTGGCGGCGGACGTAGCGCAGGTACTGGGCGTACTGCTTGGCCGACATCTTCGGCTTCGTCGTGGTCTTCGTCGTGGCGGCGGTCTTCATCACGCCGCCGGGGTTGACCTTCGCCGTGGCGGCAGTCTTCTTGCTCATGACCGGCTCCGTGGCAGCATGGACCGCAGGTGGCGCGGCGTGCAGGCGCGGCGGGCTGATCCGGGCCGGCCGGCCGGGGACCTATGCGAACTCCTGCTGCCCTTCGAACGGGTCGTCGCGCCGCTCATGACCGCCACACAGGCGCATAGGGCTTGAGGTACTCGTAGGCGTCGTTGACGAGGCCGCCGGACTGCCCGTGGTGGCCGCCGGAGGTGCGCGCGGCGGGCCCGAACCCGGACGCGGGCTCCTCGGCCGAGACGTCGTCGCGCATGAGCAGGGAGACGGTGTACGCGATCACCGCCTGGATGATCTTCCGGGGGAAGCCGGTTATGCCGGTCTGCGCGGCGTGCGCGAACTGGGTCGGCGCGGCGAGCGGGATGCTCGTCACCGCCGGCGGGATCGCCGGCGTAGCCGGGACATAGGTACTGGCCACGGTCAGGGCCTCGCTCGCGCCCGTGGTCGGGTTAGTGTCGCCGACGTCGTAGATCCGCAGCACGTCACCGGGCAGGATGCCCGTGGGGTCGGTCACGCTCACCGACGCGGCGGCAGAGGTGCACGACGCCGACAGAACAGTGTTCGGGAACCCGGCCACGTACGACCAGGTGACGTACACCGGCTGCGACGGGCGCACCCTCGGCCCGAACTCCAGCGCCGGGCCGGTGAACTGGCCCAGGCCGCCGCCCGGGCGGAAGGAGACCTGCCGGCCGTCCTCCACCCACATTGTGGAGTCGGGCAGCGTGTCGGCGCTCATGCTCTCCGGGCTGGAACCCCACGACAGCGACGTGATCGCGCGCACGGGGATGTGCCGCGGCTTGATGTACACCCGGCCGCCGCCGCCGGGCCGGGTGCGCTGGTTCTCGCCCTGCACCCAGTGGGCGTGCAGCGGCATGTTCTCGCACGCGCTGATGGCCCAGTCCGAGGCGGCGAGGAGCGCCTCGCCCAGCTCGTCGACCTGGAGCGCGGCGACGCCGCCGGGTACGAGGTTGTCGAGGTCGAGCCAGGTGGGGTAGGCGGCGAACCCGGCGGGGGTGAGGTAGGGGACCGCCAGTTCAGACTGTGTCGGCGGGGTCAGGACAGGGATCGTCACCAGCGGTCACCTCCTCAGGTTTCCTTGTGGGCGGCGCAGCGCCGGTCCGGGCCCGCCCGGCCCTTGCACGGCTTGCCTGCCTTCGTGGTCTCCGAGCAGGACCACGACATCCCGGCGTCCGGGCCGGGCTCTTCGGGATTCGCGATTCGCGAATCTGCGGGCTCAGGCCGCCAGCCGGGGTCGGGAACGCCGGCGCCTGCCTCATGGACGGGCATGGGCACCTCGCCGGGATAGGGCCGGGCCGCGGCCGGGTACTGGACGATGCACCTCATTCGCGCTCGCATTCCGCGCCGCACCGCGAGCAGGTCTTCACGAACGACCCGAACTGGCACTCCGGGCAGCGCCAGCCGATCGAGCGGCTCGTCGTCCCGGCCTCCGAGGCGATCGCGCCGCCGATCTTCACCGCCTGGCGGGCCGCGGCCGGGGACATGTCGAAACTGCCGCCCTGCATGTAGCCCTTCTGGCCGCCGCGGGCGTAGTGGCGGACCCCGTCGAAGTCGACTTCGCGGCAGCCCTCGGCGATGATGACGCGCGGCATTCAGTCGTCCTGCTGGGCGACGACCGGCGTCGTGGCCGCCGCCAGGGTCGCCTCGTCGGTCTCGACCTGGACGGCGTCGGCCGACAGCGACGTGTCGCCCGCGGCGAGGATGTCCTGGGCGACGCTCGCGGACGCGTCGGACGCGGCGGCCTCGTCGGCGGCCAGCCCGGACGCCTCGGGGTCGGTGCCGGGGACGGCCTGGCCGGACTGCTGCTCTGGCCCGCTGATGCTCATGGCTTCCTCCTCCTACACCGGCTGGCCGGACAGCCAGCCCGGCAGCGGCGTGTTCAGGTTCGCGTAGCACTGGCCGGCGAACGACGCGAGGAACGCGCCGCCCGCGGCCACGGTGTCGGTCAGCGTGCTGGCGCCGGTGTTCCAGGTGGCCAGGCCGCCGGACACGCCCGCCGCGGACCACGCCCAGGTGGGCGTGGCCACGGTGTAGGCGATCGAGATGGAGCCGTACGCGGGCACGGTGTAGGTCCCGGCCGCGGTCCCGGCCGTGACGCCGTTGACCGACACGTTGCTGATCGTGGCGCCGTTCGCGCCGATGACGACCTGCACCGGGTAGGCGTTGACGTTCTGCGCGGCCACTGTCGTGGCCGGCACGGCAGGCGCTGCGGGAGCCGGCGCCCCGTAGCTGAAGGACTGCGTCGGGGGCGCCATCAGGTGCCGACCGGCCCGGAGTTGCCCCCGGTGTTCAGCGCCGTCGCCAGCGTCGCCGAGAACGAGGTCACGTCGGCCGAATGCACGCTCAGGCTCACCGTCGTCGAGGTCACCAGCATCCGGACCTGGCCTATCTGCGCCTTCTTCAGCGCCGACAGGGAACCCAGGTAGGTGGCGTACGCGGTGCAGACCGCGGCGACCCCGGTGATGGTGAGGCCCTGCGTGTTCGGCGCGGCCGAGCCCGCCGTCACGGTCACGGCGGACGCAGCCGCAGCCGCGGCGCCGGCCGCGTCGCCCGCGTTGGGCAGCGGCACGGCGGCGACGAGGGCGACGAGGGGATGCCCCGCGCTCAGCGGGGTGACCGTCTGTCCCATGCCAGTGCTCACGGCACCAGCCCGACCAGGGCGCCGCTCCAGGCCGGGGCGTAGAAGATCAGCGTCCCGAGCTGGTAGGTGGACGCGTCGTAGGTGAACTGGATCTGCGGCCACATCTGGTACAGGTAGTCCTGCACGTTCTTCGCGACCACGGTGTTCGTGATCTCCGAGTCGGGGAACGGCAGGGTCTTCGTCCAGATGATCGACGCGCCGACCGGCATGTACGGGTGGACGTCGAAGTCCACCATGTCGCCCGTGACCTGGTTGGCGATCCCGTTGACGATCGCGCCGACCTCCATGCCGCCCGTGGCTTCCTGGGTGGGCATGGTGATCCGGTAGGCGGTCGACCCGCCCGCCGCGGTGCGCACGAACTGGCCCATCGCGGCGCGCACGGCGCCGTCGACGTACACGGTCTGCGGCCGGGCGAGCAGCTTCTGCCCGTAGGCGGTGCCCGCGGTCCACGGCCAGGCGGTGGCGGGCAGGCCGCCGGTCGACATGGCGTAGTTGCCGGGCTGGGTGCTCGCGCCGTACAGGGCCGCGAACGCGGCCTGCCACGGCTTGTCACCGACCGGGGTGGGCGCGGTGCCGCCGATCAGGGTGCTGCCGCCGATCGAGTTCTGCGTGACGGCCGCGGACGCGCCGATCGCGTACGTGCCGACGTAGCCGGACAGCGACGGGTTGAGGAAGGTGGTCAGCATCCCGTCGTAGCCGTTGGGGTTGGCCGTGGTGTCGGTGATGGTCGCGATCGACGGCAGTGTCGCGCCGGCCAGGGTGACCGACGTCAGGGTGAGCAGGTTCGACGCCGCGGTGACGCCCGCGTAGGCGGCGGGGACGAAGAGCTGGAAGTAGAACGGCCCAGCGGTCGCGGAGACGTTGCCGACGTAGATGTTGAAGCCGGTCGCGCCGGACGGCAGCGCGGGCAGGCCGATGGACAGGCACTGCGGCGAGGTGATGGCCTGGGTGGCCGCGGCGGGTGCCGTGGTCTCGCCGCCGGACGCGACAGCGGTGATGACGACGAAGTAGGTGCCGGTGGTGATCGACCCGCCCGTGGTCGGCGTCGCGGACGTGGTCGCCGCGGCGGCGGGGGCGGACACCGGGCCGGTGTACCCGGCGGCGGTCGTGCCCCGGCCGTACAGCATGGCGCGTTCCTCGCCGCCCTTGTGCGCCCACAGCAGCGCGGTGGCGGAGAGCTGGCGGACGTCCTGGTAGCCCTGGCCGATGTAGTACGCCTTGGTCGACACGATGTCGGACAGCGACAGCTCGGTGTAGGTCACCTGGTGCGCGTCGGCGGCGTAGGTGATCTTCTGGCCGCGCCGCAGGCCCAGGCCGGACGACTGGCCGCCGGTCGTGTTCGCGTACCCGCCGAACTGCGGCAGGTTGTTCGTGGACTGCGCGGCCGGGTACTCCGACGCCATGAACGGCAGCAGGTCCGGGACGCCGCCGACGCCGGAGTTCGACCAGCCGAGGATCCGCCGGTACTGGATGGCGGAGCCGATGCCGTCGTTTTCCCTGGGCATGGCGTTGAGGATCGGCGTCTCGCGGGGCACCAGCAGCTTGGCCGGGCCTTCGAGGTCGATCGGGGCGAGCTGCGCGGGCACGGTCAGCGACGTCGACTCGGGGAAGCTGGCGTCCCAGTCCTTGACCAGCGACTCGCGCATGGTCTCGATCTGCGCCGACATCGCGGCGAGCTGCTCGGAGCCCACGGACTTGGTGAGCTGCTCGAGCGCGTCGAGGTTGGCCTTGCGGGTGTCCTCCCAGCCCTTCGGCGGCCGGACACCCTTCATGATCTTCCCCTTGCCGGGGAAGTAGTCGCGGCCCTCGTCGGCGCGCGCGATCGACTTGGCGATGCCGTCGTCGCCGTTGATGTACTCCTCGAACGCCTTCGTCAGCTCCGTGCTGGAGCGGTACTCAGGCTCCCAGGACACACCGCGTCGGGAACCGCCGAACAGGTCTTGCTTGGTGGGCATGGCCGGGTCACTCCAGAGGTTTCAGGGCGCGCCCGGCGGGGCGAGAGTGTCAGGCCGTGAGCTTGGCGGCCCTCTCATCGGTTTCGCGGGCGAGCTGGCGGTAGCCTTCGCGGTCCCCCGGGTCCGTGGCCGCGTCGGCCTTGGCCCGGTAGAGCGCTGCCTTGGCGGCCAGGTCCTCGCTGCCGGCGCTCGCGCTGCCGGAAGGGCGCGCGTTCGCGGACATGACGGGACCGCCGGGGATTGCTGTCGACTTGATCAGCTCTCTGAGCTGGCCGACTTCCGCCTTAGCCTCTGCCGCCTGAGCCTCGGCCTGCTTGATGCGGCCCTCTGAGGCTTCAGTGGCCTTCGCCACAGCGTCTTCGACGGCCTTCGCGATAGTGCCGTCCGGGTCAGTTTGCACGCTGGTCTCGCCTTCCGCAACCGCGGACTTGCCCGCGTCGTCGCTCACATCGATGCCGAACTTCTTCGCCGCGGCGTGAACCTTGGCCTTGGCCTTGTCACCGAACGGGCTGGACGGCAGCCGGGCCAGCGCGTTCTGCGCGTGCGCCTTGTCGTGGACGGGGAAGTGGCGCTTGGACCGCGGCGTGGTCTTGCCGTCGGCGTCTTTCTTGCCGCCGTCCTCGATGTAGGCGAACGCCGAGTCGGGCAGGTCGTCCTGGTCGGCCGACGACATCGCGGCCTTGACCGCGTCGGCCAGCGCGGTGCTGGCCATGACGACGCCGTCCCACGCGCCCTGCTGCGCCGGGGCCGACTCCCGCGAGATCCAGCAGTTGATCATGCTGGCCGCGTCGTTGAGCAGCCCGACGTCGCACGTCTCGCCGTACGACCCGGCGGCGATCTCGTCGGCCTCGTTGGCGATGGCCTTGCCGAGCAGCACCATGATCTGCTGGCCCAGGTCGATGTCGGGGGCCTCGTCGATCTTCCCGCGGGTGACGGCCTTGACGGCCAGGTCCACGGCGGACGGCTCGGCCGGGTCAGCGGCGGCGGCTGGGGCGTCCTCAGCCGCGACACCCTTCATGATCAGGTGCGGGAAGCCGTTGGCGCCCATCGGGACGCCCTTGACCGACTCCACGTCGATGATCTCGAACTCCGTGACCTCGTCCTCAGTGGCGGTGTCCATGTTCAGTCCCTCAGGTTCGCTAGAGATTCCTTCGACGGCTTGCGCCGCTTCGCACCGCCCTCGACGGACACGCCGCCGATCTTCCCCGCCTTGATCGCGTCCCACGCGGGCTCGGTCCAGATGAACCCGCCGAGCCAGTCACCCGCCTTGATCATCACGTCGTCGGACACCTGCCAGTCCGGCCCGCGGTAGATGTACGACTCGACGAGGTCGGCCGCGCCCTGCTGCAGCAGCTCCGTGCCGACGCTGGCGGCCTGCTCGGGGGTGTGGCACAGTCCGACCGCGCGGTGGTTGCGCATGTAGTTCCACGCGGCGTCCTCGACGACGGCCTTGCTGGCGAAGTCGCGGTGCTTGTCCATCGCGCGGACCACGTCGGCCTTGTCCGCCGGGTAGATCACGTTCAGGGTAAAGCGCCGCTCTGGCTCGGCCTTGGCCAGCGCGCCGATACTGACGGTCTCGCCGTCCCAGGTGGCCGCGCTCTTGGCCGCGCCGGTCTCAACGGTGACGGTGCCGTCCGGCTTGACGGTGGTCTTCGTGCTCACATGCGCTCCTTCGGCTTGGCCGGCGGCGCGAGGTGGTGCGCGTGCCCGGTGTGGTGCTCGAACACATCGGCCGCGATCTGCCGCGCGTCCTCGGCCACTTTCTTGATGTCCCGCAGGTCGGCCTGCGCGCCGAAGTGCCTGCGCCACCATGCGGCGATGGGCTTGCGGAACACGACGGTGAACGTGACGGCGAGCGCGCCGCAGACGGGGGTGGCGGCGACGTTCCCGCCGATGTAGTCCCAGTACGCGGACAGCCAGTGAGGGATCATCGTTTGCCCCCGAACCCGAACGGGCGCTCGTGCGCGGCGACGGCCGGGCTGCGCTTGTCGTGGTCCCACGACGGTGCCCGCTCGGTGTCGGCGGCGGTGACGCTCGGCAGTTGCGCCGGGCCGTCGTCAGCAGGCACAGCGGTCAGCCTGCGGTACTCGGTGATGATGTCGTTCGCGACGGTGGCGGCCAGGCGGCCGAGCAGGCTCACGACACACCAGCCAGGGCAGGCAGTGCGGCCGGGATCAGCGCGCACCGGCAGCGAGGATGGCCGGGCGGCATCAGGTTCCCCGACGGGAACGCCGTGTGGATCGGCACCGGCCCGGCCGCCTCGTCCGCGTCGCACGCCGGGCACACCTTCGCGTCCTCCGCCGTCGACCACTCCACCCGCTCAACCGCCGACTCGGCGTACTCCCGCAGCGCCGCCGACGACTGAGCCCGCGCGATCTCCGTCTGCGCCACCAGCTCAGCCCGCGACGGGTTGTCGAGCACGTCGCGGAGCTGGTCGGCGAGGGACTGCACCGAGAGCGTGATGGGCTTGGGCTGGTCCATCTCCCGCGTCACCTCATCCGAGGCGAGGGTCTGCTCGAGCACGGCCGACAGTTCCTCAAGCCGCGAGTCCGCGATCGACTTGATCCGGATCCCCGCCTCGGCCAGGAGCTGGCGCAGGCCCGGCCCGGCGATCTCCTGCGCCGCCTCGTAGTCGCCCGGCGTCCACGTCCCCCAGTCAGGGGTCTCCAGGCCCGCTGTGAGCGCCTCAGCGCTCCGCTGGCCCAGCACCCACGCCTCCGGCCACAGCCGGTCGAGCACGCGGCGCAGCGCAGCGGTGATGGCCTCACGGGCCCGGCTCAGGAACTGCGCCAGCGCGGGCCGGCTGACACTGCCCGTGCCCTTCGGGTGCAGCGCGATCCACGCCGCGGCGAGCGCGGCCGGGTCGAACGCCGCCGCCAGGGCGTCGCGGAGCTGCTTCGCGTAGATGGCCATCAGCTCGAGGTCCCAGCGCCAGCCAGGCCAGCCCTGGCCGCCTCTTTTGGGCCGCCGCTGGCACCGTCCTTGAACAGCACCCGCTCGTCGGCGGCCATGTCCGGGGCCAGCGCCGGGGCGGCGGCCTTGGTGACCACCGCGCACGCGAACCGGCCGCGCTGGCCGCCCTTGCGGGCCCACCGCCGGTAGGCGGCCACCTCGGCGGCGGCCGAGCCGGGAAGCTCCTCCTCGGTGGCGGTCATGGCCCGGGCCAGGATCGCGGCCTGGTGGGCCTGGTAGCCGAGCGTCGCGCCCGTGGCCTTGGCCGTGCCCGGCTTCGGCTTCTGGCCGGGCTTCTGCGCCGGAGGCTCGTCCTGGTCCTCGCCGTCGTCCGGCTGGCCAGCCTGCCCGGGCGGGCCGTTCTGGCTCGCGCTGTCCCCCGGGTCGCCCGGCTTCACCGCGGCCGGCTGGATCAGCGTCCCCGGCGGCGCCAGCTCCGACGCGCCCTCGATGAACACGATGCCGCGGTCCCCGGTGATCATCGGCATGTCGGCCTCGGGGAAGTCGTACGCGGGCTCGCCGCGCCGCGCCCGGTCCTCGTTCAGCGTCAGCCGGCCACTGCTGGCCTGCGCCGCCGCCACCGCGTCCGCCGCCGCCTCGTCCTCGGACTCGAGGCCCAGGATCTTCACCATGAGCTGGCCGGGCATGGCCAGGTGACGGCGGGCCAGCTTCGTCGCGATCCGGCTCACCCACTGGCTGTCCGGGATGCGCGTGATCCGGTTGAGAACGTCCTCCTCGCCTTCGTGGAACGACGCGCCCAGGCTGCCGACCTCGGGGAAGCCGAGCTCGGTGGCGGTCATGCCGAAGTCGCCCGCGATGAGCTTGACCAGGAACATGTCATATTCCGGCTTGTACTGCTCGGGGATCGTCGCGGACTGGACCGGCTTGGTGCCCGGCGGGAACAGCGGGAACTTCAATCTCTCGCTCGTGTTGCCGCCGAGGTGGTCGTTCAGCGCGGCCTGCCACGCCTCCCACATGCCGACGTCCCAGTCGGTGGCGCCGTCGACCTCGACGTGCGCGGCGGGCATCACGCCCTCCGTGTACTCCGACAGGATCCAGCCCATGCGCCGCATCCACACGATGCCGTCGAGCAGGGCAATCTCGCAGGCGCTCATGCCGTACGGGGTCTTGGGCCGGTAGACCGTCCGCTCGTACAGCAGCTCGTCCGAAGCGAAGCCGGGCACCACGGGCTTGCCGTCCGGGCCGGGCACGGTCGTCGCGGAGAACTCGCCGCGGGGGAAGCCGTACAGGATCTGCTGCGCGAACGGGAACGGCGGCGCGGGCCGGGCCCCGTACTCGTCGAGCAGCGGCTTGATCGTCGAGCCGTCGACCACGCGCAGCGCCAGCAGGTCACCGCTGTAGGACACCTGCGGGTAGACGGCGACCGCGTCGTAGACCAGGCGGTTCTCCATCAGCGCCTTGGTCCACGCGGTCCAGTCCTGGTCGTTCTGCGCGTCGGGGGTTTCCAGCCAGTCCGAGATGCGGACGATGTCGGCGGCGTACTTGTCCCGCAGGCCGGCCTCGACATCCTTTTCGTGCTGGCCGGCGGCCGCCGCTTCCCGCGCTACGGCCTTCGGGTCGACGACGACCTGGAAGTCCAGGTCGCAGATGCCCTTCCTGCGCTCGATGCACTTGCGGAACAGCGGCATATCAGCCGCCTCGGACAGTACGCGCCAGGGGACGTACGGGGCGGTGCCGATGTTGATGTTGGAGCTGATGGGCAGCTCGAACAGGCGGGGCTCGGCGCGGCCGGTGTCGGCGCGGCGCCGGTTGATGGGGGCGGGGACGAGGGGGCTGCCGGGCGGGAACGCGTCGGCGGACCACTGGGCCGGGCGGGGCATGGGTGCGGCGAGCTGGCCGGCGCGCTGCTGGGCGAGGAGGATCCCGGCGAGCTGGTCGCCGGTGAGGGTGACGCCGCCGGGGTTGGCGGGCGGGCGGCGTGCCTTCACGGCAACGGTGCCCCGATGCCGGTTGCGGTTGCTGCGCCTGCTCACAGGTAGCCGCCGGGTGCGGGCTGGGCATCCGCCTTCGGCGTCGCCGTGGTGGTGACGGTGACCGTCTCGGTGACCAGCGCGCCGTCAGCGTCGTACTCGCGGGTGATCCACTCGGTACGCTGGCCTTGCGGAGGCGGCTGCGGCGGCGCGTCAGCCACGGCTAGCCGCCGCTGCGGACGATCGGCCGGCCGTCCGGCGCGAACAGCCCCGTCGGCTTCGGCCCGTCCGCCTGCACCTGCACGTGATCCCAGCACGCCGGGACCGCGCACGTGCCCGGCACCGGCCCGGCCGGGGTCTGCACAAGCTGCGTGATGGGCACGTGGGTGATGGCCTTCGCCACGGCGGGCGGATCGGGAGCGTCCGGCACCGGCTCACCGGCCTGCTGCGCCGTCTGCACCAGCACCTGGTAGGCGCGGACCCGCTGGCGTGCGTCGACCACGCAGAACCAGCACTCCGGCTGCCACGGCATCTGCGGGAGGAGCTGGCTGAGCATCTGCGCCAGGTGCAGCGCGACTGTCTCGCCGATGACCTGGGCGAGGGTGTGCTCCGCCGCGCCGACAGCGCCGGGCATGGGCGTGTTGTTCTGCACGCGGCGGCGTTCGGCGCGGGTGCCGTTGACGGTTGGCGGTGCGGTGCCGTTGCCACTGGCCAAGACGTTCTCCCCGCTGTTTGATGCGAACCGTAACAGTGGTTTGATCGTAGCCGCAACGATCAGCGGGGCGGGGCGCTCGCTACAGCCCTGCGGACAGGTCGATCACGTTGCCCTCCTCCAGCACCTGCGAGAGGACATCCGTGAAGCCATCCGGCAGCCGGAAGGCGGTACCCGTGGCATAGGGAACCAGCCCGCTGCCAGCAGGCAGGTTCGGGTCGACGGTCACATCGATGGGCTCCTGGGGCTGGCGCCGCAGCGCAGCCGCCTTGCTCCGCAGCGAGATGGCGATGTCGCGCACCTCGACGGGATGCTCCGCGTGAGCGGTCAGGCTGCTGGCCATCTGGTCGAGGAAGTAGTCGATCCCGCGCATGGCCACGTTCTCGCTCTCGACCACGCGCCTCAGGCTGTCCTGGAGCGCGGCAGCAGCGGCCTCGTACTGCTCGCGGGCCCGGCTGATCTCGTCGCTCACAGCGCTGGCAGGCCTGTCACGAACTGCAACGGTGGTGGCCTCAGCACCGCCAGCCCCGCATAGCAGCGCGTGACCAGCTCCGCCGAGTGCACCTCCAGCCGCCCGCCATGATCCACGGCCAGCATGCCCTGCGGCATCCACGGGTGGTACTTCACCTCGAACTCGTCATCGAGGCCGTCGCGGGTGATCTGATCCTGCACGACGCCCGCGGTCTCGGAGTCGGTGTAGATGACGAGCCTGGTGTCGCTCACCCCCTCAGCTTGCCATGAGCCACATCTGGCCAGCGCCTTTGGAGGATTGCTACAGCGGCATGAGGATCTCGTCGGCGTCGTCGGCCGACTCCGCATGCTCGGCAGCGACCTGCAGCGACGCGAGCGACGTCAGCGCGAACACCTCGTCCGGCGGCATCCACGGGTGGACACGCAACTCAACGTCGCTGCGGCCCGATGCGTCGATAACCGACCGCACGACGCCGGCCAGCTCACCGTACGCACAGACGATGCTGTCTTCCGGCAGGCGGCCGATCCACCAGGTGATCGCATCCACTGGCGTCGCGCCCGCAGGAACGCCGAAGCTCACCCTCTCAGCTTGCCAGACGTCATCGCCTCGAAGTAGCTGCCCATCGGGTCATGCGGCACCACGTACGCCAGCAGCAGCGCCTCAGCCCGGTCCGGCGACCCGCCCGTCCGCTCCCGGATGTCGTCCTTCGGCTCGATCTGCACCCGGCCCTTGATGTCCTCGAAGTACCGCGGCTGCAGCAACTGCGCGATCGTCCGCTCCGAGTCCTCCATCTGCGACAGGTCCCACTCGCGCCGCTGGCTGCCCATCCGGCCCACGGTCCACCACAGGTCAGCTCTCCGGTTAACGAACTTCACCGGGTCGGTCGCGGCCTCCGCCACGTTGATGCCGTGCACCTCCGCGTGGTGGTCGCCTCTGGTGCGCATGTTCCGCAGCTCGCCCACCACGTTGAAGCCGACGCCGATCGAGTCGACCTTGACCGCGGTCGCGCCGGTCTCGATGATCGCCCTCAGGATCAGCGGCGCGATCTCCTCTGGCCGGTCCGACCGCAGCGTCCACTGCCGGCCCGCCCGGATCCCGCGCCGCTCACGCACCACCGTCTCGTCACCGCCGCCGCCGACATCGACGCCAAGCTCGACCGGCAGCAGCGCGCTCGCGGGCTGCACGTCGGGGAACTGGCAGGCGAGCAGGTCGGCCACCGACACGACCTGGCGCGGGTGGTCGGACGGGAACTCGGCCAGCACCTTCGAGATGTACTTGTAGTCGTCCTCGCCCCACTCGTCGCGCCGGTCGGACTCCCACGCTTTCGTGACCAGCGCGCCGCTGACCTGCGGCGGCACTTTCTCGCCGGTGAAGTTCGGGCTGTCAAACACGCTGATCTTGTGTTTCGCCCAGCCGGGATGGCCAGGTGCGCACACCTTCGCGAAGTGCGACCCGGGGTTGTCCGGGTTGCCGATCGCGAGGATCCGGCAGTTGTCGGTGGTGGTGACGGTCTCGACCGCGTTCCACAGCCACTCCGGCACGCCGCTGGCCTCGTCGAGGATCACCAGGACGCCTCCCGCACGGTGATAGCCCTGGAACGTCGCCGGGTCGAAGTCGGAGCCCTTCGCGTTGTCCGGCGGCTTGCGGCCGATGCCGACCTGACGGCCGCCGATCTTCCACTCGTCGGTGGCCAGCGCCGCGCCGGGCAGTTTCAGCCGGCCGTGCAGGGCCCGGATCTCCTCCCACAGGATGCCGTGGACCTGGTCGTAGGTGGGCGCCGTGGTGATGAACATCGAGTTGGGCCGGGTGTCCACCCACCAGCACGCCAGCACCGCCGCGGTGAAGCTCTTGCCCACGGCGTGGCCGGCGCGCACCGTGGTCCGCTTCACGTCCTGCACGCTGGAGGCGATGGCCCGCTGCGCCGACCAGAAGTCGATGCCGTGGCGCGCCGCCCACTCTTCCGGCCCGGGCGGCGGCTCGATGGCCTTGCGCAACTGGGCGCGGGCCGCGGCCCAGGTGCGCGTTTCGAGCGTGGTCACGCCTACAGGATGACGCCTGCCTGCCGTGCGAACTGCTGATCGGCGGCCCGGATCACCGCGTCGCGCTGCGCGCCTTCGACTCCGCCTTCGTCGAGGGCGGTGAGGAACACGGCGATGATCGTGGTGGCCCGGGTCTCGGTGATCTTCGCGAGGCGCTCGTCGATGTCGAGGCGGGCCATGGCGGTGAGGAACTTCTCGCACCGGTCGAGGGCGCGTTCCCAGACGGCGATCTCGGCGCGGAGCTGCTCGCCGCCCTCGGTCTCGTACCGCATCGAGTCGAGGGCGTTGACCTTGGCGGCCCAGGAGTCTTTCCAGGCGAGGACCTGGCCGGTTACGGCGGCGAGCTGGGTGAGCGGGTCCTCGACGGGGGGGACGTCGAGGCGGGCGAGCTGGTCGCGGGCCTGCTGTTCGAGCTTGACGATCGCGGTGCGCCTGCCGAGGTGCATCCGGCACTTGTCAGCGCCGCGGAGTGGCGCTCCGCCGCACGGCTGGCCGTCCTTGCGCCTGGCGGTGCAGGTGCGGCGCATCGGGTCAGCGGTTCAGCGGATGGCGCATGGGCTCAGGTTGCCGCGCCGCCGACGGTGGGCCCGGCGGCGACAGGCTGCGGGACCTCGGCCGGTGCGTCCGGCTCGGCGGGCCCGGCCGGGGGCTCTCCGTCGCTCTCAGCGCCGTCAGCGGCGGGCACGCCAGCCGCGGCGAGGTCGGCGTCGGCCTTGGTGATCACGGCGGCGAGCGTGGTCAGCAGCTCGGGGGACAGGTGGACGGCGGACAGGGCGGCGTCGACGAGCGGGTTGCCCGCGGCGGTCTTCGCCACGCTGGCGAACTCGGGGAGCTTGTCCTCGGCGAGCGTCTTGAAGTGCTCGAGGAGGTCCTCGGCCTTGCCGATGCCGTCGTGGATGCCCGTGGTGATGTCTGCCTCGATCGTGGCCAAGCTCATGGTTCCCTCCCGGGATGCTGCTGGGGCCGATGGTAGCCGATGGCGGCCGGCCGCGCTCACCTGACCGGCTCGCAGTACCCGCCGCGGAACTCCCCGGTCCGCCGCGGCGGCGCGAGCGGGCAGGTGACGTGGCCGAACACGATCACGTCGGCGAAGCATCCGCACGGCCGCGGCGGTGCGGGCGGCTGGAACGCGGTCAGCCAGCGGTCGCGTGCGGCGGCCGCGTAGTCCACGAGGCTCATGGTGATTCTCCTGGTCAGTAGAGCGGCAGGAACCGCCGTTTCGGGTCGGGGTCGTTGCGGATGGCCTTGGCCACATAGGCGGCTGGTGAGCTGGTGACGCGGCGGCCGATGACCTCGTTGGCGATGCGGTCGGCCCATTCGGGCGTGATATGGCGGCCGGTGACTTCGAGAATGGTTTGCGTAATCGCATCGATCACGTCGGGACTGGCGCGGGTGCTACTGCCGTTACCGAGATTGACTACATCAACCACAGGATGAGGATCAGGACTGGATCCAGGAGACGCCCGTGTAGACGCGTCTACAGACTGTCTACGCTGGCTCTCTCGCCAGCGTCTTTGTCTCTCTGCCTTGGACTTCCTTGCGTTGTCCACAGTCTCTGTGGACGGTATTTTGCACAAGCCTTCCTGCTGGAACCTGTAGCCGCCGCGTACCCGTTTCCATACCCGGGCCGCCGCCAGCTCCTTCGTCAGCTCTGGGGTGCCGCCGAGTGACGCCACAACATGATCTGGCACGACATCGGTGAGATTCGCGCTCGACCATGCTCCTGCCGTCACCCATAGACCCCTTGCTGCCAGCGAGGTCGCCAGGACGCCGGGGTGAATAGGGTAGCTGTCGCCTACGAGGAACCAGGGCACTCAGGCACCGTCCGGCAGGATGCCGTTCAGCCTGGCTATCGACGCGGTGTCACCGTGGCTGAGCGCCACCTTGCGCATCCTGTACAGGCCGGTGACCCACTGCCTCTCGGTCATCGGCACCCATTCCCTGCCGCTCAGCCAGCCCTGGGCCGGCTCGTTCACGGGCAGCACCTTGAATGCCCATATGCCAGGCCAGTACCGGGCGATGAAGAATGGCAACTGCTCGCCGCGCTCGTTGTAGAGGCTCGACAGTGCCTTGAATGTGAAGCCGTTGGTGTTCCCAAGGGTTGCTCCCTGCCACTTGTAGTCGACGAGCACAACCGGGATTCCGCGGTTGAACTCGCACATGAGGAAGTCGAGGTCCACGGCCGGGCAGTTCTGGCCCCAGGCGTAGTGGCGTTCTGACAGCTCACGGTCATGAGCCATGCGGGCATCGGCGTTGACGCGCGAACCCCAGCTCGCATTCCTGCCGCCGATCGCTGAGGCGGTCATTGCAGCCGGCCTGCGGCGGTCTGGTAGTCGACGGCGCTTATTTCGCAGCCGATGAACTGACGGCTGAGCGAGAGCGCGGCGACGCCGGTCGTCCCGGCACCCATGAACGGGTCAACGATCAGTTCCCCGGGGCGGGTGAGCCGTTTCACGAGGTCGGCCATTCCTGATTCGGACTGGCCCCAGTGGTGCAGCCGCTTGTCGTTGTCGTTGACATCGCTCTTGGCCACGTCGCCGAACCACTCGGGCTGCGGGCCGTCGCCGTTGCGGTAGATCAGGACTGGCTTCCAGAACGTGTTGACTCTGCGCGGGAACACCTGCACGGCCTGTCCGCCCGGCGTGAGGTAGGCGAGCGTCCACCAGTAGTCGAGATGCTCGCCCAGGCGCGAGACGACCTCGGGCAGGTGGATCTGCCCGGACATGGCGGCGAGGACGCCGCCGGGCTTCAGCCACTTCGCCGCGTGCTCCGCAAGATCGCTCCAGAGCGGGAGGAACTCGCGCGGGTAGGGCGGGTCGGTGATCACCGCGTCGGCCGAGCCCGGAATCAGGTCACAGAGGGTGGTGCGAAAGTCACCAATACGCACATCTGCTGTAACATTCTGACCCGCTTTTTGTGACACCATGGATGCCGGTCTTGGGTGCCTTTCGTACCATTCCGCAAGATCTCGCTTGACGGTCATGTGGCTGGCTTTGAGTTCCGCGGCGATCTGGCGCAGCGACCATCCTTGTGCGTCAAGCTCTGCCGCTCGCCGTCGACGCGTGGTAACGCGTTTCGCTGTCACGTCCTGGCGGCCGGTAACGCTCCGGCCTGCGCTCTGTGCGCCAGGTAGGGCCCCGCAGGCCGGGGACTCCAGTTCCGGCCTGCGGGGCGCAGCCCGGCGGGGGTCCGGGCTGCCGTGGGGGGCTCTTCCGCTGCCTGCTCTCAGCGGTGGCCGCGCCGCACGTCTAGGGCTGGTGGTCTCTCCAGCGGCCGAACGCTGCCCAGCCGTCCTCTTGCAGCCAGTCCCTGAACTGCTCGGCGTCGCTGTCACCGTTGAAGACGAGGAGGACTTCGTGGTCGGGCACGGTCTCGGTGAGAGTGCGCTGGGTGGGCATCTCGGGGAACGGGATCTCGGTCATGTGGTTCCTCCGGTTGGTATGGCTGGGTCAGCGAGCGAGGCCGTGAGGCTGGCGACGACGGCGCGGGTCTGCCACATCGACACCGTGTCGCCCTCGCCGCGCTCGACGACGCTGCCGGGGTCGCTGAGCGCGCGCAGGATGACGGCCTGGTCGAGGCCGCCGTGCAGGGCGCAGGTGCCGCCGAGGTACGGGTAGGCGGCTTCGAGCGCTTCCCTGGCCGCGCGGTCGTGCACGCCTTCCGAGACGCATTCGTCAAGGTCGAATTCGCAGGTGGCGATGTGGATGGCTTCGCCTGCGGCAGCGATGGCCGCTTGGGGTATGTCCATGCGTGGTCTCCTCACGGTGTGCAGGTCTCCTCGAGGTCGAGGGTGGCGGCGAGCTGGAACGGCCGGTTGGACCACAGCACCTCGGTGCGCTCTTTCTGGGCGACCGCGTTGCCGGTGAACGCCTTCAGCTCGACGCGGTCCCACGCGCTGTACAGATCGTCGTAGAGCGGGCTGTGGTAGCCGGACAGGACGACTGCGGCCCGGGCCGCGTGCAGGGCCTCGGCTAGCTCGATGTGCTCGGCGGCGGTGCGCATTTCGCGGCTGTAGACCGCTCCGTGGCCACCGTGGGATCGGGTGCTGTCGAGGTAGGGCGGGTCAGCGTAGATGAGGACGCTGGGGTGCTTGCCGTAAGCGGCGATGACGTCGAGGGCCGGGCGGCACTCGAGCGAGACGCGGGAGATGCGCTGGGCGGCTGGCGGGATCCGGGCGGTGTAGGCCTCGAGGTACTGGGGCCGGCCCGCGCCGTTTTGCTTGGCCTCGTTGAAGCACCAGCCGGTGCGCTGGCCGAGCATGCCGCCGCGGCCCTGGGTGAGCCGCACCCAGATGCGCCGGGCCCGCTCGAGGTCGTCTAGCGGGTCGACGAGCGGTTCCAGGGAGACCTGGTGCTCGGCGCGGGAATGCGGGGTCAGCGCGCAGACGCGTTCCAGGTCCTGAGACCGGTCGCGGAGGACGCGCCAGAAGTTCATCAGCTCGTGCTCGAGGTCGTTGACCGTCTCCATGTGGCTGCGCGGCTTGGCCAGCAGCACGGCGAGCGAGCCGGCGAACGGCTCGACGTAGTGCTCGTGCGCGGGCAGCAGCGACACGATCTGCGGCGCGATCGAGGTCTTGCCGCCGAAGTAGGTGAACGGCGGTTTCATGACCGCCGCCGTCCCCGGTAGCCTCCGTGCTGGCAGGCCCAGCGCGTGCACGGGCACTCGCCGCACGACGATCCTTCGCCGCCGAAGTGGCCGTGCATCGGGTGGTCGCAGTTCTCGCACGGGGTTTCGAGCGGGCAGGGCTCGAACGTGCCGAGCTGGTCCTGGTAGGGCGCTGGCGGCGCCGGGGCGCTCACAGTGCCGGCCAGTTCACGGCGGCGAGCGCGGCCTTGTGGTCCGCGGGGACCTGCGCGAGCGGGTCGCCGTAGTGGTCGGCGGCCATCGCGGCGAGGACGAGCGCGTCGGCCTGGTCGTTGCCGTCGACGGGGATGTCGGCGTAGCGGCGGATCACGGCGGCGAGCACCTTGTCCTTGCCGGACTTCGGTCCGGCGCCGGCCCCGGTGGCGTACTTCTTGACCTGCGACGGCGTGACGACGGCGTACGGGGTGCTGGTGCGCCACAGGCAGTGGGCGATGAGCCACCACAGGCCGGCCCGCTCGTGCGCCTTGCCGTAGTCGGAGCCGTACGACGGTCCTTCGATGACGACGAGGTCGGCGGCGAAGGCGCGGTTGCAGATCTCGTCGAACAGGTACTCCAGCCGCTCGTGGCCGGCGCGCTTGCCGGGGGTGATCGTGGCGAGCTTCACCTCGGTGCCGCACGCGCAGGCGTGGCGGATCTCGGCGAAGCCGGTCGAGGTGAGCGACAGGTCGAGGCCGGTGATCTGCTCAGGCATTGTCGTCGAACGGGAGCGTGTGCTGGCCGGTGCGGACGTTGTGCGCCTCGAGGAGGATCTCGCGCGCGGTGATGATCGACCCCGCGCCGGTGATGGGCTCGATGTGGAGGATGGCCGCGGTGGGCACGACCTCGTCCCCGTCCTCGCTGGGCGTGGTGGTGATGGTCTTGGTGCGGATGATGGCGATGACGAAGTGGTTCTCGCCGGGCTCGTCGATGAGCTGCTGCTCGATGAGGGGCAGCCCGTTGGAGGTGATGGTGATGGGCAGTTTTGCGGCGATCTTGACGGTCATGATGTGTGTTCCTTCCGGTATTCGTCGAGGTAGGCGACGACGTCCTGTGCGGCGGCGCGCTGGCCGTCTCCGTCGCGGGCGGGTGCGCACCGTGGTGATGTGGCCCAGTGCGGCATGAACCGCTTGTCGGGGAAGACCAGTGGCTCGCCGGGTGGTGAGGAGCGGGCGCGCCATCCGCCGTTGGCTTCGTGGCGGGCGGCGACGTTCCCGGCGGGGTCGGGCTGGTAGTTGAGGGCCTGCCTGGCGCCTTTGGCGGTGATGGCCCAGAGGATGCGGTCAAGGCAGGTGGGGCATTCGCTGTAGGCGCTCTGGCGGGCGCGGCGGGCGGTCACGGGTCGGCCGCGTACTCGGTGGTGTGCTCGTAGCGCACCTGGGTCGGATGGCCGGTCTCGCGCGTGTGCCGCCGCGCGCGCTTGCCCGCCTGCTCGGACCAGACGCCGTCAGCGCGGAACGGGCACCTGTCACACCAGGCGAGGGCTGGGCCCTTCCAGACGGTGCGCCGCAGGTCATCCATCTGGCAGCACCCCGCCCGCCTGCTCGTAGTCCGCGAGCGTGCGCGGCGGGTGCGGCGGCGCGTCGTCCACCGTGATGAAGACCGGGCCGTCGTCGTAGCTCATGACCGGCTCGAACAGCACCGTGTTGAACCGGCCCTCGACCCCTTCGAAGGTGAGGTAGGACGTCGAGTGGCCGACGTGCAGGCTGCTGACGGTGTAGACCTCACCAACGGTCAGGGCCTGCGCGGCGGTCTTCTGGTCGCCGTCCCATCCGTTGTCCGGGTAGGCGTAGCGGGCGTGTATCGGGAACACGGCGTGTGCCTGCGTGCCGCCGCCGTCCGCCTCGTCGACCTCGGCCGCCATCTCGCCTGCCTGCCGCGCCGCCTGCCAGACGGCCGACACGTAGAGCTGGGCGAACTCCTCGTTCGCGGAGCTGTCCAGCCGGATCAGCGTCTCCCCGGCCTTGATCGTGACCGCGTCGTGGTCGATGCCGACCTCGACCGGCAGGCCGTCGAGGTCGTAGAGCGTGCCGACGGGGCGGACGCGCGGGTCAGCCATCGGCCGGCCTGTCCTGGGTGGCCAGCAGCGCGATCAGCCGTCCCCGGTCCTTGCACCTGGCCAGCGTGTCGATCACGGCTTTGGCCTGGTCGGGGCTCAGGTCGCTGCTCGACGCGAGGTCGCCTTCGATCCCGGCGATGACGGCGGTTGCGACGAGGCGGTCGGCGCGTTCGTCGTCGCCGAAGCCGAGGCGCTTGAAGTGCTGGTGGATGATGCCGACCTGGCCGCTACTGGCGCGGCCGGCTGCGGAGCCATCCGGCGAACTCGGCGACGACGGCGAGGTCTCCTGCGGTCGGCGGTCTCGGCCCGCAGAGGAAGACTCCCCGCGGGAGCCGGTAGGGTCCGGCTCGTCCTCACCCGGCAGCGGCGGCAGCCCGGACGGGGCACTCTGCCCGGTCGCAGGGCCGACCGTGGGTGCCGAGGCGGCTGCAGGAGCCGCAGCGGTAGGGACCGGCTCTGCGGGCTTGTCAGCGGCGGTCCTGCGGCGGGCCGTGCGCTGCGCTGGCGCGGCCGCGGGTGCCTCGAGC